TAATTAAAATTGATCAAGGTCAACCGAACTATTCAGAAACTTTTAGCCCTGAGACTCTTGATTGGGTTAAGACGGAACCTTTGTCTTGGGAACCAAGTTTCTTTGTGAACCTTTTTGAGGTTAATAGTTTTATCTCTAGTCAACCTGAGCTTGTTGAAAAATACAAAAGTGGGGACATTGGAGTTATGCACGGTGATCCCTTGGACTCAAAGAAATTTTCAATAGATTTTTGTACTAAAGGTCAAAACTAATGTACGGTACAGAAACAGCCGCAAACACTTACTTCCTAACAAAATCATTTGATGATGATAATGTTTGGGCTGATAGTGCTTCAGACAAGAGACTCGTTGCTCTTAATCGAGCTACCATATTGATTAACAGATTAGCATTTGAAGGAGACAAAACAGTTTCTACTCAGGATGATGAGTTCTCACGTGATGGAGACGTTGTCGTTCCTGTAGAAATAGAATATGCGGCGTATGAGATATCCCGTGAACTACTTCGTGGGCGTGATCCTGAACAAGAATATCAGCTTCGAGGTTCTGCTCGTTTAGGACTTAATCGTGTTTCCTTAGAAAGTAAACCTGGTTATATTTCAGAAGCTAGACTACACAGTATACCAAGTATCATTGCTTGGGACTTAATCAAACCCTTCTTAACAGAAGGCGACAATATCAATATTCAGAGGATTTAACGATGACGCAGGAAACACCCCCCGTAGATAAAACTTTTAGCCAAGAGCAACTTGACAAAATCATTGGTGAGAGACTTGGTAAAACAAAAGAAGAGCTTGAAACAACAGCTAAAGAGCGTGATGCTATTAAGGAATCAAATAAGTCATTGCTCTCGCAACTTGAGTCTTTAAAAGAGTCAAAAAACATGACTCAAAAACAAAAAGACGAACTCGCTGAGCAAATCGCAACACTAGAAAATACTGTTCTGTCGAAAGAAGAGCAAGCTCTTAAGAAAGAGAACGAATTACAAACTGGGTTCCAAAAGGAACTGGAAACTAAGGATCAAGAGTCTAAAGTTTGGAGAAACTTATTCCAATCATCGACAATTGAACGTGCCCTTTTAGATGGGGCGACTAAAAGTCAAGCCGAGAGTGCTGATCAAATTATTCAGATGTATCGGCCTGCTACTGAACTCGTTGAACAAAAAGACGAGGAAGGTAAGACCACGGGAGAATTTGTCTCTGTGACAAAGTTTCTTGGACTCAACGAGGAAGGGAAGTCAACAACGTTAACTCTACCGACCTTGGAAGCTATTCAAAAACTCCGAGAGGATGGTTTGAATAAGAATTTATTCCGCCACGGCCAATCAGCAGGTACTGGGGGTGATGGAAAGACGTTGTCTTTGAAGGCGACTGATGCTCCTGATCCTGATAAGTATACCGATAAAGCTCAGTGGCATGTAGACTATAAAAAATGGAAGGTAGAACAAAATGGCCAATAGTAATGATGCTTTTGTCCCCGAATTTTGGGCAGCAGAAGCAGTTAGTTTAATGTATGAGAATTTCCTTTGGGGAAATCTTGTCCATCGAGACTTCGAAAACGAGATTGCAAATATGGGGGACACGGTTCATACCCGTACTCCTGTAGGATTTGTTGCAGATCGTAAACAAAATGATCTGGATGATCTTGCTACTCAAGATGCTCAAGCAACAAACATTCCTGTGGTCCTCGACCAAAGGGTGTATGTCTCGTTCTTGATTGGTGATGGAGAAAGAAGTAAGGCTTTCCAAAGTCTTGTCGACTTTTACCTCCCTGAAGCAATTGCTGCTCAAGTAAGATTGATTGATCGCTGTATTGCTGCACGATCAAGTGATTTTCTTGGCAATGTTGCTGGGAGTTTGGGTGGTTTAACAACCTCCAATGGCTATGCTGGGTTGATTGATTCACGTCAAGTGTTGAATCAAGCCAATGTGCCTGATGAAGGCCGCATAATGATGCTGGCCAATGCTTCTGAGACTCTAATGTTGAAGAATAACACTTTCCAATCTAGTGATTATATTGGGGGTGGTGGCACAGCGGTTCGTAACGCGTTCCTTGGTCGCTTAGGTGGATTCGAAACTTTTCGATCTTCTTCATGCTCCAGTGTTAGTGGTGCGGATGTAGGTACCCCAACAACTGTTGATGGTGCGGTAGCTGCTGGCTCAACAACTATTGTTGTTGACGCTGTTGCTCCAGTTGATTGGCAGTATATTACTGTTGCTGGTGACAATACGCCACTGCGTGTTACTGATGAGACTACTCTTACCTTGACACTTAACCGTCCCACAACTTATGCTATTGGTGACGGGGCTGTTGTTGTTCTTTGTGGTATTGGAGCAGTTGATCAGAATGCAGCAATTGCTGCTGCTCAAAGTCACGGTGCAGTTGCTGATGGCTATCCAGCTAATTGGAATACCTGGATGGTTTATGATGGTGGTGTTACTATCAAAGTCGGTCAACTTCTAGCATTTGCTGGATTGGCTGATGAATACATTGTTACTCAGGTACGAGGAACAACCGAATTCATGTTGGATCGACCTCTGGTAGCTGATACTGCTGATAACTTGGCAATTGATCTTGGTCCTGATGGAGATGTGAACTTTGGCTTTAATCGTAAAGCAATCACTCTCGTTTCTCGACCATTGCAACTTCCAATGGAAGGCGTTGGTGTTCGTTCGGCTGTTATTGCGGATAATGGTTTCGCAATTCGTGTAACTATTTCTTATGATAGTCTTAAAGAAGCTCATCGTGTTACGATTGGCTCTTTGTTTGGAACTAAAACTCTAGACACAAATCGAGGGATGGTTTTCCTTGGCTAATACTCTTAAACAGCGAAAGATTGATGTTGATTCAATCCTATATGGCCTAGAACAAGCGTATGGTCTGCCAGCATATTATGTTGTAAAGACCTCTACGTTTGATGATAATACTGGGGCTCAGACAGAAACTGAAACTCCCACCTTACACTCAAAAGCCATAACTTTTGAAGCAGATGAACACTATGATTTGAACGGGTTAGTTGACAATATATTCAGCTCTCAAGTCCAAGCTGGTGATCGTTTCTTTATTTTGAGAGGTACGTTCATTCCTAAATTCCAAGATTTTGTTATCTTTGATGGTAACAAATATAATATCGAGAAATGGACAATCCTTGATGCAAAAGCTGGGATAATCATTCACTCTAGAACTGTTAAAGAAGCCATTTTTACCTTAACCCAAAGTTTTAAAGTAGTAGCTTATGTCAACGCAAGTTGATCCTACATGGGATAAATGGATAGAGCGTGCTGTGACGAGACATTTCGTCGCAGCCCTCGCTCCATTAAAAGTGTTTGCTCCCGATGAAAATCTAAATTTAGAGGGTTTAACAAATTACTCTAAACTTAGAATCTACGGAAGCATTTGGAAAGAACAGACCCACGGTCATTGGAAGACTACATTTACAGTAGATGTCCTGTCAATTGCCGCTCCTGTTTCAAATGCTTATGAGCAAAGTGATCAAGCTAGAAACATATCTGCTGCTTTTAATCCTGGTATTTGTGTCCAAGATCCTATACCAAATCATGTGTTAATAATCTCTCGTGACCCAAGTACGGAGGGTGTTCGCACCCTTCGTCTTGGTCGCAGAGATAAAGGCACAGAAGTTATTGAACATTCAATTAGTTGCCAGTATAAAGGATACATTTAATGGCTACCCTACCGAGTACAATTTATGATTTAAAAGAGTGCGACATTCACCTTGTCGACGGGACTGCAATAACTCCCATAACTATTATTCTCTTCATTGATGAAGGGAACGTCACCTTCGAGGTGACTAGAAATGTTGAATATCGAAAGGATCGAGGTATTCTTGATTCTACGAGAGAAGGTGACCAAGCACCGTTGAGCGTTACATTCGCTTGTCGTTTCTCTGAGATAACTACTCAGACTGTTCCGCCTGGTCCTGAACATACTATTTCAGTATTTGAGTTCCTAACTTTCACAGGAGCAGCAGCGGCTAATATTTCAACTGGAGCTAATGTATGTGACACTCCTAAAGCTATTGATATTACTGTTACAAGAACAATAGTTTGTGATCCGAGTCCTGATGTTATTTATAACGAAACTATTACTTTCCCAGAGTTTCGTTATGAATCAATTGGTGGCGACTTTAATGCTGGCCAATTTAACGTTTCTGGTAAATGTAACGTTATTCTTCCAACAGCAATTCGAACGGCTCAAGTTTAACCTTTAACCTCAACCCTCGCAGGAAAAATACAAATGAGATTTAATAATGAAACTATTTCAAAGCCCAAGCCTACAAAGATTGTGGTCTATCGTGATCCACCTTTGATTCTATGGGCCGATGCTGTTCTTGATTATTCTGAGTTTGAGGAATTGGCTCCAGAGCCTAGGCCTCCTATCACTAAGAATATCAAGACAGGCATCACTCGCACTAATGTTACTGATTCAGTCTACGTAAAGCGTGTAGAAGAGCACAACAAGCTTAGAGTCAATTGGTTGGTTTTCACAAGTTTACAAGCTACTCCTGAACTCGTGTTCGAGACTGTTGATTCTAGAGACCCCACAACATGGGATAATGC